CATTCGCAACAACACGCTATCCGCTATTCGCTTGGCCGCCGACGCCGGTGCGGCGCACGTTCTCGTCGCGGGGCAGGATGTCGAAGCCTACGAGGCATTCCACAATTTTCAAGGGCTGAAAGGCGGCCTCGCGGCGATAATCAACGAGATGGCTTCCCGCGAGATACCTGTTCGCGTTGAGGTTCTACCGCCGCCCGTGGCGCAAGTCGCTGCCCCAACCAAAAGACCAAAATGATTTTCAACCCGAACGCCCGCATACGGATCGAGTACCCCGTAGCGGGCGTTGATCCTGTTTACCAAACACCAACCGTGACTTGGACGCTGCTCGGTATGGCTTGGGCGGAAGTGAAGGATAAAGCGCCCGCGAGGGATGAGGCGCTGCTGAATGTCCTATCGCTGTCCAGTGTGCGCGCGCAGGTGCGTCTCAGGTACAGGACAGACATTGATGCGTCCATGCGCTTCGTCATTATGCGCGGGGTGGAAACAATCTGGACGATTGTAGGCGGGCCGGGGATGCTGGGTAACAAAGAGCAAATCGAATTTTTGTGCGAACGGAAATCAACTTAGTTGACAGGCAAGTTTTGCCGTGATATTGTTCGACCATTTTAAATTACGGAGAACGACATGAGCATCGTACATTACCTACCTGAAATGCCAGAGAACGGGGCTACTGTGTACGCTGATAACGGTAAGTTCAGCGCGGATAGGGCTATATTCCGCGACGGGAAATTTCTTGGTGGGGGTGAGTTTCCCGTACCGCAATACGAGATGCACCACGCTACTAAATGGTTCAACATGTCGGAATATGATGCTCACCACAGAAACGTGCCTTGCTACACTGTGTCTTTCGACAGAGCGGAATCACTTGAACCGAGTGGCTGAACGCAACGTCCACTTCAAAGGCATGTCAGAACTCTCGAAGTTCATGGAACAACTCGCGCCGAAGATGGAAGCCAACGTGATGCGGGCCGCACTCAACGCGGGCGCGAAGATCGTGGCGGATGCTGCGAAGAATAATTGCCCAGTATCAGAACCAAGCCGTAAGAACAAACGACTATACGGCGCAAAAGCGGGTGATCTTCGCAATAGCATCCGGCGGGGGTCGAGCATCAAGCAGCGCAAGGGCAAGGTAACGGCCTACGTGCGCGCGGGCGGTAAATCTAAAAAAACGGGCGGGCTAGTTTACTGGGCACCGATGGTAGAATACGGTACGCAAGCGCACGATAACGGCGGCTGGTGGCATCCAGGAACTAAGGATACGCACAAGCCGTTTATGCGCCCAGCGCTCGATGCCGAATCGGAACACGCCTTGGCGGTGATCGCGAATTTCATCAAGCAGCGGCTTGAAACAAAACATGGGCTGGATACTTCGGCTGTGGTGCTAGGAGAAGAATAATGAGCGAAAAATTTGAAGCATTCAAGGCCGAACTGATCGCGCTGTGTGAAAAGCACGACGTGCTTATCAGTTCGGAAGAAGATAGCGCGTATAACGCCCTAGCGGTGTGGGATCGCGGGGATAGCGCGCCTGACGATTTCGGCAGCATGGTTGACCACACAAAATGAGCGGAACAGCAATTATCAAATCGCTACTCGGCGCGAACGCCGCGCTTGTCGCGCAAGTACCGGCCACGCACATCTTCGTCGGCGATGTGCCGCTTAACACGACGCTGCCAGCGATCTCGGTCAAGCTGGTGGGCGGGATAGAGCGGCTCACCGTTGCCATGACAGAGACGCGGCTGGTTACTGACAGGATACAAGTGTCCATGCTGACAAGCACGCCGTCGCAGGGGGCGCTTTGGCTTTTGATCCGCGCCGCGCTACCCCACACCCGAGGCGTGGTGAGTACCTTCAACGTGGACAGCATCCTACCTGATGCGGTCGGCCCGCCTATCCCGAATCAAAACGCCAGCATCTATCAAGAGAGTCAGGACTACATGGTTAAGTTTGTCCGTTAGTAATTTCGACGCACGCGCCGTTAGCGAATAGCAAATCGAACAGCGGAACGGATAGCATCTCGCAATCTCCTTCTTTCAGTATTATCCGCTCAACACCATCCACTCTAGCCCGGACGTTGCTTAATATCTTTGCGTATTTGACGTTTGATACCTCTCGCATATCGGTAAATTTAAGTTCCATGCCCCCTCCAAATAAGGCAATATATTCCTATCCGCTATTCCTGTCAAGCAATTTGTTTGACACAACTACATATTTCACAGTAGTATCGCACGAGTAAGTAGCACCCTTTTATCCACGCTCATGCCGTGAGGCAGAAGCAACCCCTCAGAGTATCGAGGGTTCCCATTGAAGGAGCCTCAAAATGGTACAACGCACGATTATCAATTCCGCAGCGGGCGCAACTCTGGCGATCTCCGCTTCTCTCCCGGCAACCTATGACGCAGCGGGTTACGGCGCAACCACCATCACCTATACCGCAGTCGGCGAAGTTGAGAACTTCGGCCAGCACGGCATGACCGCGACGGTGACTGAGTTCACGCCAGTCGATACCGCCATCGTGACGAAGGTGAAGGGTTCCAAAAACTACGGCACCAAGTCGCTGACCATCGGTTCGATCCCCGGCAACGCGGGTCAAGTCATCCTCAAGGCCGCATCGGAATCCAGCAACCGCTACAGCGTCAAGATCACATACCCCGACACCTCGATCCATTACCTCGACGTGCTGGTGTCGAAGTACGACCAAGTGGACGGAGCCGTGAACGATATCCAGAAGATCACTTGCGATCTGGCTGTTTGCCGCGCTCCGGTGATCGTACCACAAGCGTAATCTAGCATAGGGGCAGTGCCGCCATTACCTTCGCGGGGGTGGCGCTGCCTACTAGCAAATCATACCCGCGAAGGATTACCGCGAAGGAAATATAATGACCTACGATCTCAGAAGTATTGCATTGAACGAAACAGCAGTAATGCCCCTGCGTGATGCTGCCGGCGAGAAGCAATTCGATTCGGATGGCAAGCCGTTGAGCATCACGCTGTATGGCCCTGCATCCAAGAAGTTCCAGGCCACAAGGCACGCTGCCTCGCAGAAGAGCACTGCACGTATGGTTGCGAAAATGGGCAACAAGCCCGATGGTAAAATTACGTGGGATGACGACCGCGATGAGCGCGCAACGCAACTCGCAAACTGTACTGTGTCCTTCAACGGTTTCGGGATCGAGGGCCTGTCCGGCCATGAGTTGTTCAAGGCCGTTTACAACGATATCACGCTTGACCACATTTTGCTGGATGCGGAAAAGTTCGTGAATGACAATGTAAATTTCTCGAAGGTCTCCGCTCCGATCTAATCGTTTACGTCCGGCACAGCGCATGGCTCTCGGCTGTGCCGGAATATAAAGACGACAAGGCGGAAACGAAGCGCCCCTCGCGGATCGTACAATTCGAGAAAGACGGCGTTGAGGTAACGATGCCTGAATGCGATGCGATGCACCTTGTGTCGTATCTGTATGAAATTGGCCCGACACTGCCGAATGGCATGGGTGATGCGCCGCTGACGCATCTCGAAATTGAAGCATGGCAACGCAATACCGGAATTGAACTTTCATCTTGGGAGAGCAGAGTGTTACACCGCGCATCACTTGAATACCTCTCCGAATCGCAACGCGCTACCAAGCCCGAAGCCGAAGCGCCTTGGGCAGACGCTCCTTACGTAAAACCCGCACCGAATAACGTGGCGCTGCGTATGCAGGCCGCCATGCAAGAACTTGCCGCGATGTAGTATACTCACCCGATGACTCTCCGCTTCTATACCTATGTTCACCGACGCGCCTCTGATGGCTTGGTGTTCTACGTCGGTAAGGGCGCGAAAAACAGATCACACAGCACGCAGAACCGTAACAAACACTGGCACAATACTGTCGCCAAGCACGGCGTAGTTGTCGAGGTGATAGCCTATTGGTTTTCCGAAGAAGCCGCTTTCGATCACGAAAAATCTTTGATCGCAGAATACCGAAAACTTGGGTTCCCTTTATGCAACCAAACAGACGGCGGCGAGGGCGCATCCGGTGTAGTGCATTCAGCGGAGTCCCGCGCAAAAATGGCAGAAAAAAGAAGGGGTAAAAAGTTAAGCGCCGAGCAGCGTATTAAACTGTCCGCGTCGATGAAAGGCCACAAAGTTAGTGACGAAACTCGCGCCAAACTATCGAGGGCACATAAAACTAGCGCAGCGGCCACCGCCGCGCGCGCAAAGATAACGCGCAAGGGGACTAAGCATTCCCCCGAAGCGATAGCCAGAATGTCAGCCGCGCACAAAGGGCACACGACATCGCCCGAGCACCGTGCTAAGTTATCCGCCGCTGGGAAGGGCAAAAAACTTTCCGCCGAGCACCGAGCAAATCTCTCGGCAGCGTGCGTTGGGAGGAAGCATTCCCCAGAATCAATAGCAAAAATGTCGGCGATACGCAAGGAGCACCATGCCCGTAAGCGTTTAGAAGCGGCGGGGTAAGATAATGGCACTAGCCGGAATTCTTGAACTGCAACTTTTGGCCGACATGGCACGCTTGTCCACGGACATGAAGCGCGCCGAGCGTGTCGTTGCTGACAGCACAGACAAAATGGGCAAAAGCGTCGCCACGCTCGAATCGGCTTTCGGCCGGCTCGGCGGCACGCTCTCTCTAGGCATCGCCTTCGACCAAATTAGGCGCATGACCGATGACGTGACGAAACTTACGGCGCAGTTGCGGATCGCGACTCACTCACAGGCAGAGTACGCAGCGGGACTCGCCGACGTGCGCCGCATATCCACGGCAGCACAGGCGGACATACTGGCGACGACGCTGCTCTACACCCGCTTGACGAACGCCTTGTCACAACACGGCGCAACGCAGAAACAAGTCTCCAATATCACCGAGTCGGTTTC